TGTGCTGAAATTAATTATGTCAACGGGGAATTCGTTTAAAAACTAATCGTATCAAAGGGGCCTCGGCCCCGGGGGAATTATTAAAAAAAAAATGGCAACAGAACTATTTAAACCAGAGCAAACACTTGATGAAATCCATACAGAGTTAATGGAACATCTTCTTGAATATTCATACATCATAATTAAAGGAGATGGAAAGATAAGCTTTTCCATTCCCGAAAATGGGGACTGCAGTCGTTGGTTTGATGACTTGGTTGAAATCATTGCCACAAAAATTGCAAACACTGACAAGGAAATGATGAAGTTTTGCATTGACAAAGGAGTTGATTTATTTGATGTTAAAATCAAAAACTTGAGCGGTGGTAAAAAATAAAATTATGGAATTATGGAATTAAAAAAAGCATTGTTAATAGCAAATAGATTAGTTGAATTACTTTCTCCGTCTTGCGAAAAAATAAATATTGCCGGAAGTGTCCGCAGGCAAAAGCCTTTCGTAAATGATATTGAAATTATCTGCACACCAAAAACAGAAGTTTTAAAAGATATGTTTGGATGGGATGAAGGAATAATAAGAAGCCCATTGTTTGCAAAAACTGTTGCTGAACTTGGAAATATTTTAAAAGGAAATACCGATGGTAAGTATATGCAGATTGAACTGCCTGAAAAAATAAACTTGGATTTATTCATTCCTGATGATTTTATTTCTTCAAATCTTCCTGTTATAAGTTCGGTTTGCGATTGGTGGTTACACAATACGCAGGTAGAAGCTGATGGTAGATGCCACAGATGCGAAGGGACTGAATTGATTGAGCAATCTGACTTATAACGGTTTCGGGCTTTGCGTTCGGGCGGGATTTTAACCACAAATGATTGATATGGAAACAGAACTTCAACATAGCACAAATGTTCATTCGGAGCAAGTCGCCCCGCCTGACGCAAAACCCATGTTACCGGCTGGCGTTCGTGTTTTAGTTGCCTGCGAGGAAAGTCAAGCTACAACAATAGAACTGCGTAAACTTGGCTTTGACGCTTGGAGTTGCGATTTGCAGGATTGTAGCGGTGGATACCCTGAATGGCATATAAAAGGCGATGTTTTGAACGTGCTGAATGACGGCTGGGATATGATGATAGGACACCCAACCTGCACATATTTAACAAATAGTGGTGTACGCTGGCTATGGAATAAGGATGGAAGCCGGAATGAGGATAGGTGGCAAAAACTAAAAAAAGGTGCTGAATTTTTCAAAGCCTTACTTGATGCTCCAATACCATTGATAGCTATTGAAAACCCGATACCGCATAAATACGCTGTAGAATTGATTGGAAGAAAATACGACCAATGTATTCAGCTTTATCATTTCGGGCATACAGAAAGTAAAGCAACCTGCTTTTGGCTAAAAGGATTACCAAAGTTGAAAGCCACAAACGATGTAAAAGAACAGTGGAAACAGTTACCGAAAAATGAAGCACAAAGATTGCACTATTTGCCACCTGGACCAGAACGAGCAAAACTCCGTTCAAAAACATTTCAGGGTGTCGCAAAGGCTATGGCAGAGCAGTGGGGTTCTTACGCTTGCCGGTAACGTCTGCGCTTTATGCTGTGGCAAGCGGAGTCTTTAACCTGAAAAACTGTGTCCGGCCATAGCATAAAACGCTTTGTTGGTGGCAGTACGGTTGATTAGAAAATTTATTAAAAATAAAAATATGAACTTAACAAGAAGTCAATTACTAACAGCGCAACAAGCACTTGGATATGCTGTCATGTATGCAAAAACAGAATATGAAACTGCCGAATTTGCTTTATTAAAATTAGATATTGACAGTTCAATTATCCGGCAAGACGAAGCTAAAAGAATATACGGCTCTTTAGATGGATGCCCGTTTGTTTATTGTGATAGCACCGCAAAATGCGAAGGGAAATGTCATTATGCTAAAGACCCGCACGAAGTATCAACTGTCAAATGTGATTTATGTACTAAAGAATGGGTTGCTGTCAGACCAGAAGGATTGACACAATTAGAGTGTCCGAACTGCGGCAATATGGTTCATTTTGAAAACGTCTGATAGTATTGCCACCAATGAGAGGCTTTGCGTTCGTTTTGGAATTTGAAAATATATCGTTCACAATTTAAACTACAGATAAAATGAGTACAAATGTTGAAGGGCAAAGCGTCAGCCCAAATGACGCAAAACCTGTGTTATCTGATGTGCCTTGTTCGCTTCATTTTGTTGTTATTAATATAGCTGCATTTCAGGCGACAGGTCAAACAGATAAACGAGTGGTGAGCATAAAACTAACTGCCGAACAACAAAATGAACTTAGGCAGAAGGTGAATAGGGTTGATAATGCTTCGTTCTTTGATGTGATGATGAGTTTTGAGTAGGCATATCAGATAACGTTGAAGGGCTTTGCGTCTGTGCCTGACTTTGAAAAACAGATGCTCAAAATTTATTCATCACTAAAATAGAAATACAAATGTCACAAACAACTACCGAAGCAGGCATAGCACAAAACCCCTTGTTAGCCGCAGTACAATTCAGGGAAAACGATGTCTTTAATTTTCATTACAAACCTGATGAAGCTAAAAAACTATTTGAGCCTTACCATTGCTTCGATGGAACGCTGGTCGTAAAAAAGTATAGCGATGATAAAATATACTTGGTAGATACTTATTGGAGCAGCGGCGATAGTAGAACATTTACACCAGAAAAAGCTATTGAACAAGGCGAACTTACTTTTTTATGCAATCTTGACGAAATGATTGAGATTAAGGAATGGGAAACGCTTTATTATGACGATGCTGATATTGTAAAAATGTATATCCACGCAGGTCACAGAAGCCGTTATTTAATTAAAAAAGGCACACAGCGGTCACAGGCTAAAATGCTACAATCTATTAAGCAGAAAATTGAGGATGAACATAGTAAAATTCGCAGTGCCGAAAATTCATTGAAATGGCATAACGAAACATTAAAGAAGATTGAGGCAGGTGATACGTCTGTCTATTTGTAGGGTGTCGCTGTATTGCGGCTAACTCGGAGATTTACGAAACATAAATTTTAAAAATATGAAAAGAAGTTACGGCAAAGGCAAACGGATAAGAAAAAATTTCCGATTTACCGAACAAATAACCGGTATGTTGGAAGATACTGCTAATAGATTAAGTATGAGCGAAAATGAATTAGTATTAACTTGTGTTTTTGATGTGCTGTCTGATCGTTCAAAATTTATTGTATGCCCGAACTGCGAAGGATATATTTTTTACAAAGCATTATTACCTCTTATAGACGGTGTTGCAGAATTTAATTGCAAATGCGGCGCTCATATTGTGTACGATGCAGGCGAACTACGCCTATCCTAAAGGGTAGGTGCTTCTTCACTCACCTTTGCATTGTGAAAACAAAAGTAAAATTGAAATGAGTACAAATCCTAAATTGAATCATATCGTTATAATCGGTAAATTTGATGATGGTAAATGCCGTCAAGTATTGATTAATCCACAAACGCAAGATGTAATATTGTACACTATATTTGATTTGGAACATCAAATTAGAGTGTTGGAAACAATAATTGAAGGCATTGATATTGCGAATTTGGAAAACAAAAGTTGATATGAAAGTTGAATATTTGTTGCTTATCATATAGCAGGCAACGGATTAGGTTTTTTCAAACTAAAAAAAAATATAAAAATGAAACTTACCTGGAGTCAATTATTAACAGCACAGCAAGCGCTTGCATACGCGGTTATGTATGCAAAGACAGAACATGAAACTGCTGAATTTGCATTATTAAAACTTGATATTGATGAAGCTATAATCCGCAAAAAAATATATAAGGAACACGATAAAATGGGCTGTCCGTGTGTTCCTTTTAATTACTGCGACAGTATCCCGAAGTGCGAAGGTAAATGTCGCTATGCCAATTAGCAGCAGCCTAAAATATAAAAATATGTACATATATATTGAACAAAAAATCACTTGCAGCAAGTGTGGTTGCGTAAACAATTATGAGGATGCAACCAGCAGAACATTTAATGGTAGTAAAACAATTAGAAGGTGTTTAAATTGTAAACACGAAACTGTTGTTTCTGAATTTAGTCATATACAAAATAGTATAGAGACTATTGTTTATAGAAGCAATAGTAATAATGAGCAGTCGTTCTAATGTTAGAAATTGAAAATGTAAAATTGAAATAATAGATGCAGAAAATTATTCTTGATGCATGTTGCGGCGGGAGGCAATTTTGGTTTGACAAAGAAAATCCTAATGTCCTTTTTATCGACCATAGAGTTATGCCGCCAACGGTTATAGGTCGTGGGAAAGATGCTCGGGTCCGCAAATGCTTACCTGATAAAGTAATGGACTTTAGAAACCTTGAATTATCTGATAAAAGTTTCCGATTAATCGTGTTTGACCCGCCACATCTTTTTTTAGGAGAAAATAGTTTCATGTCGGCATCTTACGGAGCATTGAACAAACAAACCTGGAAGGATGATTTAACAAAAGGTTTTTCAGAGTGCTTTCGGGTATTGAAAGATGAAGGTGTATTAATCTTCAAATGGAATGAATGTGATGTGCCGTTAAAAGAAGTTTTAAAACTTACAGACCGTCAGCCGCTATTCGGGCATCCGTCTGGGAAGTCACAAAAAACGCATTGGGTTTGCTTTATAAAGCTGCCCGCCGTTGGCGCCTAACGTACAGGGCTTGCTTGCAGTAGCGGCATTCGTAGCCGGTCAAGCCCGAACAAAAGTTAAATAAAGATATAAAGATGAAGGTAACAACTAATTAACCATAATCATTGCCTATTTTAAAACAATTTGTTTAATTTTACAACAAATTATTCATTATTTTAACATCATGATAAGTTACAGAAATATTACAGAAATAAAGCTAAATCCATCTAATCCACGTGTTATCAAGAATGATAAATTTGCAAAATTAGTGAAATCTATTAAGGAGTTTCCAAAAATGATGGCATTGCGTCCTCTGGTGATTGATGAGAACAACATCGTATTGGGTGGCAATATGCGCTTAAAGGCATTGAAAGAATTTGGTTATAAAGAAGTTCCGCCAGAATGGATTAAAAAAGCTGCTGACCTAACACCCGATGAAATCAGGCGTTTTATAATAGCCGATAATGTAGGCTTCGGTGAGTATGATTGGGAAGTATTGGTCAATGAATGGGATGTGGAGGAATTAAGCGAATGGGGGTTGGATATACCGGAGTTTGCTCTACAGGCACCGGAAGCGCAGGAAGATGATTATGAGATACCGGACAAAATCAAAACCGATATAGTATTGGGTGATTTGTTTGAAATAGGGCCGCATCGGTTGCTTTGTGGGGATAGTACGGATTCGGATTCGGTTGCAAAGTTAATGGGTGGAAAACTTGCCGATTTGGTTGGTTGTAACCGACCCTCCATACAACACAGGTATGAATGGAAATAAAAAAGATGCGAAAGCCTGGCTTTCGCAAATGTTTGATGATTCATTTACTCCTGAAAAATGGGATGAATTAAAGACGGGGGCATTTAATAATTACAATTTATTCACCAAAGGCGAGTGCGCTTTTTATGTTTTTATTGATTGGAGAAGGGTTGCTGAATTTAAGGAAGTTGTTGAATCTATCGCAGACGTAAAGAACGTTATCGTTTGGGATAAAGGTGTACATGGGTTAGGTAGTGATTACAAAAGCACTTATGAAAATATTGTTGTTGGTAAAAAGGGTAAACCTAAAATAAGAAATAGAATTGGGTTGGATTATCAGGATATATGGCGAGTTCAAAGAAAGATGGGAAGGGACCAGGATCACGCAACAAAAAAACCAATTGAGTTGTTGAAAAAGCCTATTCTACACGCAAGTAAGCAAGATGATATAGTACTTGATTTGTTTGGGGGTAGCGGAAGCACAATGATAACCTGTCATCAGCTAAACAGGGTGGGGTATTTAATGGAAATAATGCCGCAATACTGCCAAGTAATTATTGATCGTATGCGAAAACTTAACCCAACATTAATAATAAAAAAGAACGGAAATGCCATTTAAAAAAGGTGTAACCCCTCCCGGTGCTAAAGTGTTTAAAAAAGGTCAATCGGGGAATCCGAAAGGTGCCAGACGAAAATTATTATCGCATGTTAATGATGAATTAAAGAGAGATGGCTACGAAACGGTTAAGCCAGAGCAGATAATTGAATCGCTTACACTATTGTTTAATCTTGATATAAAACGTGTACAAGAAGTTGTATCCAATGAAAAACATCCAATGTTCCTTCGAATTGTAGCTAAAGAAATGATGTCCCAAACGCGAGGTGCAGAAATGATTGAAAAAATGTTAGATCGTGCATTTGGAAAGGCTACGCAGAAAATTGATCAATATGAAAATCAACAAACAAACGTTACTGTGAATATAAGTTAATGCGAAATATTACCATTAACATATCTAAAGATAAATTTCTACCCTGTTATTGGCACTTATTAGATAAATCAAAATTTTTTGATATTGAGTTCTTGTACGGTGGCAGGGATTCTGGTAAGAGCCGCCATACTGCTCAACAATTGATTACTAATTGCCTTTCAAACAAATACTTTAAATGCTTATTAATACGAAAAATACTTAACACAATACGTGATTCGCAGTATAGCCTTATTAAATCAGTTATTGATGAATGGCAATTGAATAAATATTTTAAGTTTAATGATACTCGAATGGAAATTACCTGCACACTAAACGGCAATGGCTTCTTTGGTCGTGGATTAGATGATGCTGGCCGTATTAAATCGTTCAATAATCCATCACATTGTTGGATAGAGGAGGGAAACCAAATAACAAACGATGATTTTGTCGTTATTCTAACGTCATTAAGGGCTAATCAACATGTGCAAACATTCTATACATTCAATCCTGAATGTGATGTAAATTATACTGAATTTTGGCTCTGGCAGGAATGGTTTTCGCATACCACCGAGTTATCTTGGGTATGGCATAAAGTAATATCAACTGATAATGGTGATATTACCATATCTGCACGTGCCACACACACAACATATAAGGATAACACATATTGTAAGCCGCAGCGGATTGCCTTATATGAAAGTTATAAATCAAGTAAGAATAATGCATACTGGTATCAAACATACACATTAGGCCTTTGGGGCTTTAAAAGAACAGGCGATCCTTTTTGGCCTTGCTTTGATGAAGAAAAACATGTTAAAGATATTGAATATGATAAAGATGCATTAGTGCATGTGGTTGTAGATAATAATGTAAGTCCATATATCGCTATTCAAATATGGCAGATGCGGTCATCTAAAAAAATAATCAATCAAATACACGAAATACCATGCTCATCACCTAATAATACAGCCGCTAAGGCGGCATTAAAGTTGATTAAATGGCTTGATTCAGTGAATTATAAAAACCGTGTCATGTTATACGGTGACCCTTCCGCTAATGCCCGTTCAACAAATGATGATTCTGGCCGTTCATTTTTTGATAAATTCAAAAATGAATTGCAAAAAGCTGGATATGCCGTAATTGATAAGATAAAAAAATCTGCTCCCAATGTAGCATTATCGGGCGATTTTATTAATGAAATATATGAATCCAACTTCATGGGTTGGACTATTAACATCAATACATACTGCAGAACATCTATTGAAGATTATATTATGGTTAAAAAAGAATCAGATGGCACCATGCAGAAGAAACGAACCACTGATTCGGATACTAAAATATCTTATGAAAAGCATGGCCACATGAGCGATAATAAGCGATATTTTATAACCACTGTTTTGGAATATGAGTTCAAAGTTTTCGGTTCCAGAAGAAATAAATTCATGGGCTATGCTGTATAATATCCACATCTTTTAATAAAAATTTCTTACTTTACAAAAAAACATTTTATTTTTGATTAAAATAATTTGTTCATGGGAACATATAATTTATTGCAGATTGAAAAGATTATTCTTAATAACCCCAACAAAGAACTGGTTGTTAAAGGACAAAAGATTTGCAAGAAGCTTAAAATGCATCTATACGGCAAAAACATTAAAGACTACATGAAGCGTGAGGATTACTTTGAAAACGCTGATATATACAAACAAAGAACAGAATCACCTACAAGCAACAGAGATGTATTTGCACGATTATTACAGCAGGAAGATATGATATTCTCTACGCGGGGCGGAAGCACCGCTTTCAATGGCTTGAATCCTGATAGCGAAAAAACAATGAATACATTACTTTCTAATGTTCGCTATAATTTAAGCCTTAGAAATTGGGTAAAAAACTTTGCGCTTCCAGCTTACAGGTCTGACCCTATGGGTCTTATTTTTATTGAAATAGAACAATTACTTCAACTTGATGGCGCACCTATTAACACACCTAAGTGCTACCCAACTTATAAATCAATAAATTCTGTTTGGGATTATCTGCCTAATGGCCGCCAATTGGAATATGTTTGTTTTCAGCTTTTAATTAAAGAGTTGCCATCCTATGGCATTATTGATACCGAAGCAGTTGCAACACAAGACAATAAGGACAAACCACCATCCGAAAAAATGAGCCCTTATTATCGCTTTGTTGATGATAGTCAGGATATTATCGTTAAAAAGCAAGATGATACCGTTGTTATTGCAACCAATACAAAAGTAGCTAATCCCATACCAAACCCATGGGGTAAAGTTCCTGCAATTATTGTTTCTGATTTAATTCAATTTGACGATCCTACCTGTTTCTCATCACCAATTAGCTTTATTGTAGAATTAGCTGATTCGTTTATATACGACCGTTCTATACGTGATTTGCAAAAGAAATACCACGGATTCGCTAAAGCCATTGAGCCTCTGTTATCATGTCCTACTTGTGATGGTACCGGATTGGCAAAAGGTTCAGCTTGCCCTGATTGTACTCCTGTTGGACAGGATAGAGGCACCGGTTATAAACTGAAAACAAAGATTTCTGATGTGGCAAAATTCCCTTTAGAGATTTTAGAAAAGGGCAATTTTGATTATAAGAAAATATTCGGCTATGTAGCGCCAGACATTGAAACATGGAACAAACAGGATGCTAATTTAATTGCCATTGAAGGGTTAATGTATCAAACTTACTGGGGAACGCAAAACCCGAACCAAACATCAGGCGCCGGGGTAAGCAAAAGCAGCTCTGCAGGTGGTGGTATATCTGCAGATAATACCCAGGAAACCGCTACCAAAACATTGGTTAACCTACAACCTAAATATGCACGGCTAAATGCTATAGCTGATTGGGCTGAAAGAATGGAAAACATTATTGCGGATATGATTGGTAAGTTTTGGTTCCAGGATAGTTTTAAAGAATCTCAAATCATTTATGGCCGTAACTGGATATTAGAAACACCTGTTGATTTATGGCAGCAGTATAGTGACATGCGCACGGCAGGCGCACCTGATTTTTTATTAGATGAGGCATTAGAGCGTTATATAAGGGCTTTGTATCAAAACGCACCCAACACTTTAGCAAAGTATTTAAAATTACTTAAAGTAGAGCCATTTCCACATGTAGATGTTAAAAACTGTTTACCACCCGGCTCAACACCTGTTAACGGCAGCATAGTAATACCAAATGATGATGATTATTTGATGAAGGTTTACTTCGGTGAGTGGTATTCAACGTTGCAAGAAGTATATATTATAAAAACAGATGTAGTAAAATTAAAGCAGGATTTGCTGGCTTATGTTGAAGCAAAAGAAATAGAAGAAGATGATGATAATTCTGAAGGCGACAAAATGATGTTGCAAAAATTACAAACAAAACTATTAGCTGCTACAACACCAGAAGAAAAGCAGGCCATTCAAAATCAAATAGATGCGTTATCAAACGCAAAACCTACAGTTTAATTAACCACTAAAATAAAAAACAATGAAGTACACTAAAATTTACCATGCCCTTACGGGCAATGCAAATCAAAAATGGACTAAAATTTTTGATGAAGTTGTAGATGTAGACCCTGCATTTGCAGAAACAGAAAATGCCAAATTTGAAATGGAAGGCATTAAATACCAACCTGTAGAAGATAAAACACCAACAGATGAAAGCTTTCAACAACCTACTAACGAAACAAAGCTCACAGGTGAAGAAGCATCAACCACCGGCGCAGCATCCGAATTACAGGTTGATTTAAACACTCCAAACATTTCAGAACAACAAAACTAATTTTTAACTAATAAAACTACACAATCATGCATCATTTGCAAATAAAATCTGCTGCAAGAAAATACAGCGAAATGTTTAAGAAAGATGGCCCATCTGTCGTTAAAATTAAAATGATGGAAGATGGTTTTTCAGAAGAAGATATTGATGAAGTCATTACTTTTTTACATGAAAAAGCCGATAAACAGGTATCTGAAACACAAAATGCCCCAGTTTCATCCAATGAAATTAATAATATAGATGCTATTTTAGCTGAAATAAAGAAGTTGGATTATAACAATCTTACTTATGACCAGTTCGCTAAGTATTGCGAATTGATTCAGCAGCTACCTACCAGAATGAAGTTTGACTTTGAGGTTATTCGTGTAAAAGCAATTAAAGAACCACGTTACGAGGGTGTAAAAGATTCTCCCATTGACATTGTTGGTATTGAAATTTCAGATCCCAAGCCAAAACATACCACACGAATACCGCCTACCATAGCTATTATGCAAAATGGTCGTGTGCAATGGGCTAAGAATAAAAAATTCTTTGAAGTAATTGGTGCCCAATTTGACCAACGAGGCAATGGCCTTTTTTATTTCATAAAAAAATAATTCATAACGCATTAAAAAATTAAATTTTATGGCATTAAAAAAAGAAGCAGCCGAAAAACTAAAATCTGTTTTTGGCTTAGATATAGATAAACTTATTGCTGCCATCACTGCACAGGATGAGCAGGATTTTCAAGTACCAGAAGTTGTTGTTTTATCACAACAGCAATTAACAGAGCGTGATAGTGTAAAAATAACAGAAGGAAAAAAGATTGGTGAAACAGAAGCAAAAGCGACGTTGGTAAAAGAATTGGGCAAAAGATTAAATGCAGAATTTAAAAGTGAGCGGCTTGGTGATCTGGCTAATGAAATTTCAACATTTGCTAATAAATCTAAAGACGATCAGGTTAGATTGCTACAAGACCAAGTAAACGCATTATTGGCCGATAAAAATACTTTATCTACCCAATTGCAAGAGAAGGAATCAGCCATTTCACAGGCTCGATTTGATTCTGAATTAATCAGCTTCTTCCCACCAAACAGGGGTACCGGATTAACTGATGCAGAACGTTTAACATTAATTAAAAATGCAATTACCTTTGAAACTGTAGATGGCAAATCAATTGCTAAAAAAAATGGTGAAGTAGTAAGAGACCCGGCAACACAAGCGCCGTTGCCTGTTAATAAAGTAATTGAAACATATTTTCAAGATAAGCCTTTACTATTAGGAGTTCCTGCTCAACAGCATCAGGCAGGTGGCCGTGGCGCAGGCGATGCACATGGTACAGGCGGAACAGGATTAAAGCGTTTTAGTGAAGTTGAAAAATCATGGAAAGAACAGAATCCGGAGGGCAATGTAATGAGCACAGAGTTTCAGTCTTATGTAAATAAAGTTGCCAAAGAAACTCCTGATTTCGATTATTATGCATAAATACTACCACTTTATATTCAATAAAGCCACTTAATAAATGAGTGGCTTTTTTAATGTTTAAAAAAAAATATTTTGTTTTGAAATAAAATATATAATTTAGTGTTTCAAAAAGCAAATAATAGGTGGCGCCTATTATTTTGCAAACTAAAAATTGATTAGTGGTGCTAATCATCGGATGGTGTCCGAGTATCTCCAACAATTTTATTTAATTTAAAACTTTTAACAATGTCGAATTATGCGACCGCAGTGTTGGCGAAAGGGCAGGCGATTGTAACAGCAAATAATCAGGCGCCCGAACAAAGACGTAAAATGCCAACAGTTTTTGAGTTGGCTATTAAAAATCAGGAATATTCAATTCCTAATGCACAGGATTTAAGGAAATCTCCTCTGCGTCCTGTTGAAATCACTTATTTAACAAACGTAGTTCCAGGTGCGGCTACAGCAAAAGCGTATAACCATACTGGCACATACGGTGATTCAGGTATTGTTCAGTTAGTATATGTTACACACGTTGAAACTATGGGTATTCCGCGTAAAATTGCTGATAACAGTATTTTGCAATACCAGCAGATCTTCAACAATTTGTATGAGCAAAAATGGAAAAATCTTAGAACAAGGCATGACAGTTCAGCATTAGCTTTCCTATTTGCAAACCGTGTTCAATTGGCTGCATCCGTAATAAATCCTCAATTAGCAGCAGCAAATCCTGGAACATGGAATGATATTAATTTTGCTTTAGAAATTTCACAGGCTGAAAAATCTTTATTCTTACAAAGAATTAAAGGCGCTATGGCCGCCCGTTATTTCACTGGCGAATTAGATATTGTTGCTGATTTACAACAAGCACAATGGTTTGAGTACATTCAGAACCAAGGGCCCGGCAACTATGCAAACGTTGCTTTCCAAGCTTCCGGTCTGAACTTCAATGTTACACAAGACATTATTGATTCAGCCTATCCGTTAGGATCTGTTTTGGCGTTGCCAAAAGCGGCTTTTTCAGGATTAGTATGGAATGAAGCGTTGAACAAAAGAGGTGTTGATGGCGGTGATACTTCAAGCATAGGTATGTTGGGTACTATTGCAGACCCGTTGGGTTCAGGTGCTATTGCCGATATCTCAATGTATACACAACGGGCAGATACTTCTGCAAGTGCAACATCTGGTTCAACACAGGATATTGTTGACCAATGGGAGCTTTCTTTAACTGTTGGTTATGCATTGCCTCCATTGAGCGCTAATGGTGATTCAGTTGTTCACTTAATTGCACAAGCATCTTAATTAGTAAACAAAATTATTTAACAACAAAATAAGAAAATGAAAAAGCTTTTAATTATTTGTTCTTTTCTTTTAATTGGGATAACATCGCAGGCTCAATTTGGTTCAGCAGCTACTTTTCCATTAGCACAAGGAGATACACTTAATAATGTTGACACTGTTGCAAAGGTAATTACTGCTACTACGGGTTATAATGCAATTGGCATACAGGTCAATGTTAATGTATTATCAGGTACGTTGGCAGGAAAAGTATATCTATATGCATCAATGGATAATCGAAATTATTCATTAATTGATTCAGCATCTTATGCATCCGTTCCTGCTGGTGCGACTAATTCAGTATTTGGGCCTTCTGCAGGATATACAAATGTTGCAGTTATTAAAGAAATAGGTGTACCATTTACGCATTATCTTGTGGCACCAACATCTTCGGGAACAGTTTCGGCACAGGTTCGTGTATCTTATACTTTACGGAAATATTCTACACAGTAACAGTAATGATCAGTAATGGATTTGATATTACTAAAGTAAATGCAGCAATGCAGTCCCGGTTAGGGTGGTTACAACCTACTCTTGCCGGTTCTCCTGTTGTTGATGTCACTAATCTAAAATCATTATCCGGGAGGTATTATAATGATGGAAGTTTTCATGCACACTTAACACTCGATAAATTAAAGAAAGCACAGGAAAATCAAAATATTTCTGATGCGGATTTCAATAATTTGTTAAGTCAGTATGACTTATCAGCATCAACACGTTGTTTAAATGCCGTGTTTAACCGTCCTCAAATGGTTGAACATACATTAATCTATGAACGTATTAGTAATGTCAGAAACGTTGTTATTCCTAACAGTAGTAATTTTTGCGGATACAGAATTAAAACAGCTAAAGGCAATTGGGCTATTCAAATAAACAGTGTATCTCTTTTCTTTGATGCGGCAGCAACATTTAATTTGTACATATTCAATGACCTTCAAAAAGCACCTATATATACTTTTCCGGTAATAACGCAAGCCAATACACAGGTAATATTTCAGATGCCTAATGTTGTGCTTAACTATTTATCGCAAAGTAATAGTGGGGGTTTATTTTATATTGGATATTTTCAGGATGATTTGGTTGCTCAAAATGCCCATGGCATTGATGAGCAATTGAATATGTGGGCCGCTACTAAAGTATTTGGTGCATATCCATTTCAAAGCCCAAGGCTTACCGGCCAATTAGATTTTAATCGCATTAATCCATCAGTAGTTTTTCGATCATACGGGTTAAATCTTGAAGTTACTTCATATCATGACTATACACAGGCAATCGTTCAAAATGCGCATTTATTTGATAATGCCAGAGGGCTTGCACTTGCTATTCGGGTATTGGAAGAAATAAAATATTCAACACGGACTAACACAATAGAAAGGCAAAGCAAGCAGGCAATTGACAATACAGAATTAAATTATGATTTGAATTTAGCATTTCCGAATGATGACAGGCCATTTATTGCAGGGTTAAAGGCACAGCTTAATCAGGAATTAACTCGGATAGCAAACACATTCTTTCCGAAACAGAAATCTATGTCTGTTGGCATTGGTGCAGATTATGACAGAGAGGCATTTGCGTATGATACGTTTGATATTAAAAACTTACCACCCCGTGAGCGTTTTTATTAAAAATAACACAATAGGGATAGATAAGCCCATTCAAGCATATCAAACTGTTTTCTATAATTCGTTAAAAAAGTTATGGAATTTAACAGATAATGACTGGAACTGTTACGGAAGAGTATATAGAAATCAAACAGAAGATGGTTATGCGCCAGAAGCATACGTTGGCAATGGGGAATACAAAGAGGTCTTCTTTGATGATACTTTAAAAGTTCTTTCTTTTTTTGGCATTGGCGAAACAATCAAATTCAATAATTTATCAGCAATTGCACCGGTATATTTAATCATGATGGTAAACATATCACAAATTAAACAAAATATAACCGGTATTGCTGATGAAGAAGTAAGAAATGATGTTCAGAATTTTTGCCGGGTGCCACGCTTCACTCTTGAAATGCAATCTTTTGAAACCGGATTAGACACGGTATTTAAAGAGTATTCTGGATGGAGAAAGAAAGATGGTATTAAATATCGAGACCAATATCCATTGCATTGTTTTCGTATAAACTTTAATCTAATATACAACATTGGTAACAATTAATTTTTTAAACATTTTATTTTAAAACTATGGCAAACATTTCAGGTATACTTTCACAAGCGGCAGCATCCGGCAACGTAAAGCCGTCTGCTATTTACCTCGACGTAAAAAATATTGTTGGGGTAATTTTGGCACCTAAGGGGTATCAAATTTCAAATACTGCTTTAGCATCACAGGCAAGTGTTATAGCAGCGTTACAGGCAGATATTAATAATGCCAGTAAATCAGCCCGTCTTTATCCAATATTTGGTTTTGAACAAATTCAGGATGGTTCAGAAGACATTACTGTGCAAACAACTTCAATTGGTAGCAGGCACGTAGTTCGTGAAGGTTACAATGACTGGAAGTTTCAATTCTTCACCGGTGGGCTGTCATTATTAACCAATCTTAGAAAATTCAATAAACAATCAACCGCTCATGATTTCTTTTTCGTCGACGCCGGTGGTCGTATTATTGGTATGCAGGCAAAAGATGCAAGCGGGAATGTTATTATGCAGGCAGTACCTTGCGATGGTGGTTTCTTTTGGGCACATCCTTTCAAAATGAATGACGGTAGCAAATTAACGCAGTACATGATGCAATTTGTTTTTGCTCCACGGTATATTAACGAGTTGGCAAACTATGTTGAGTTGACTGATTATGATTTACCAACAACTCTAATTGGGTTGGAAGATGTTAATTTAATCGGCATAGCAGATACAACATCAGGCAGTTATGATATCGTTCCAAAAACACCTACAGGTATTTATTTGGCGGCAAATTATCAAACAGCATTATTGCAAAATGGTGCATGGTCTGCTATCAATGTGAATGGCATTCCTTCACCCGGAACAATTACTCCTACACCTGCTACCACAGGCGGTACTTTGGCAGCTGGTACTTATTATTATAAAGTAACAGCACTGAACGCACAAGGTGAAACATTGGCAAGTCCAGAAGCAAATGCTACTACAACAGGTTCAACCGGAAGTGTAGCATTAGCATGGACATCAATTACAGGGGCTACATCATATAAAGTATATCGTGGTAGTTCTTCTGGTGGTGAAAATGTTTATTACACAACAACAACGAACAGCTATACTGATACTGGTTCAACTGGTGTATCTGCAAGTGTTCCAACTGTTAATACTACAGGAGGAGGAACTATAGCAATATCAGGTGTTACAGCCAAAGGTGACGGACAAACAATTATCATTGCGCTTAATAAGTCAGATGCAAATTATCCGTCTGTTGCAGGCTATCAGGTAGCTATTAATTTGGCAAACCCAACTGCCTTAGCGGCACTGGCAACACCACTCACCGGGTTTGAATCAACCGGCCCTGTTTCAATAGTTAAAAACTAAGTTGGTTTTTGTTGATTGGCGGTTAAAAAGAGGGGGCGGGGGAAACCTCGCCTTTTTTAAATAAATACAATGGCAACAGTTGTTGATTTATTAAATAGCTTAAAACAGTTTGATTTAAAAGCTGCAATTACTCAATCAATTGAGGAAACTGATGATGCATACATTGAATTAAATACTCAAAAACAATTATTTAAAGGGTATGATTCAACAGGCAGCCAGATGCAGCCACTCTATAAATCGCCTTATTACGCCAAAAAGAAAAATCAAATGAATAGCGCACCGGGTTATGGCGTACCTGATTTGAAATTAACCGGTTCTTTTTATCAGAACATGAAAGCAAGAGTAGAAAGTGATGCATTGATTTTGGATAGTGATGTAGATTATGCGCAGTATTTAGAAAAAAATTATGAGGCAGATAAAATATATGGCCTTACCGAAGATAATCAGGAGCAATATAATGAAGTTCATTTTTTCAATGCCTTAGAGCAAAAAATAACCGAACAAACAGGGCTTACATTTTCATGAAGAAAATATTAAACATACTATCCAAATTTAACAAAAAAAAACAGATAAATGTTTCAAATAATATTATCAGTTCAATTACTGAATTAACATTGGATAAGTTCATCATTTGCGTTTGTGATGGCAATCTTTCCGTATTGGTAAAAGACTGGTTCTTAGTGAAAGAAAAAAACGTTTATGAGGCATGGGAGAACATATATACCGAATATGTTAATGCCATAGAGGATAAAGAACAACGTTATATATTGAGACTAACTAAGGAAATTAATCTGTTGCAATGTAAGTTGGTAATGATTCATTCAATCATTAATACTATTTCAACAGAATATCAACTAACAGGTAAATCTGATGAAAAATTACTTGCAAATTTAAGAAAATATATCAACGTTACCGGTAAATTCGATCCTAATGACACTGATGGATACATGCGTGATTTAGAATTTGTAATTGCGAATTATAAACGATTAATGATTGAATTTCAAACTAAGAAGATTGAGTATGAAAAGCTGATTCCAAAAAATAGTAAAAGCAAAGTCGATCGAAAGTATTTTGATAGTATTATTACGCAGATTTCTAAGCATATGAAATCAATCATAGACCCAAAAAATATTACGGTGAGTTTATTTGTAGCGATGATGATGGATATGAAAACAGAAGCTGAAAGGATAGAAAAAGAAATTAAAAAAGCAAAACAACATGGCAAGTAATAAGCAAATTTCAGAGATAATAGATGAACAGGCTGTAGAACGCCAGTTTACCATGCTATTGGAATGGCTAAATAAAGCCAAAGCCACTATTGAAACTATGCCAAAACTTTTTGATAACTATAAAAATTCAGGCGGTGGTGCAGAAGCAACAAAAGCATTACAGGGCATGTCTACTGGCATGGAAGCAGCACAAAAAAATACTACAGAGCTTACTTTATCAGTTAAAGAATACCAAAAATTGTTACAACAATTAGCACAAACACAGGCTAAACAAAATGTTTTATCTTCAGAAACAGCGCAATCATTGGCAGCAGAACGTGAAGCATTGCGCCAACGCAATCAGGAAGTAAAGAATGTTGCTATTGCCAATCAGGCAGCACAAGGTTCTATTGCACAGTTACGGGCAGTATTAAATCAACTAACACAGGCATATGACAATATGAGTGCTGCTGAAAGAAATTCAGCAAAAGGCACAGAGTTACAGGCTAAAATAAAGGCGCAAAGTGATGCTTTAATGAAACTGGAAGCCGATACGGGTCGTTATTCACGTAATGTAGGTAATTATACGGGAGCCATAAAGGTCTTGGAAAAATCATTAGCCGAAGTAACGGCTAAAATAGATGCAAATATACGTGCAGGCAATGGCGATTCAGAAGTAGTGCAGCATTTAAGAAAAGAACAGGATTTACTCAATCAGGTGCTTTTAAAAAACCAACAAGGCTTTACGTCATTAACCATGGAAGTACGGAGTAATCAAAAGGCATTGGCTACCATGGCAGCAGAAGGGTTACAGGGTACAGAAGCATTTAAAGAAATGCAGATGCAGATTGCAAATGCACAACGTGAATTAAAAGAGTTTAATGACACACAAAAATTAATGTCATCAGAATTGCCGGCTGTGGAAGCTGCATCATTAGCAGCTAAAGGATTGGCTGGAAGTTATGCTATTGGTGCCGGGGCAGCAGCCGTTTTCGCAGACGGTAACGAAAAGGTAGAAAAGGAATTAAATAAATTAGTAGCTATTATGACAGTGCTTCAGGGACTAAATGAAGTGAATGAATTGTTGGAAAAAAGAGGGGCAATTGCTACAATTTTTAAAACAACAATAGAAAAAATTTATAATAAAGTATACGGAGAAAAAATAACTGCATTGGCATTAGGAAGGGCTGCTATGACCATGGATACAGTAGCGACAGAAACAAATGCTGTAGCTCAACAGGCGCAAATAGCAACTACTGTAGAAGCTACAGCAGCAATAGAAGGTGAGACTGTAGCTGCTACAGGTGCTACCATAGCAACTACTCTATTAAACGTTGTTTTAACTGGCGGTTTATTGTTAGGAATAGGACTGCTTATTGCCGGGGTTGTTAAATTGGTAGGCATGATAAAAGACTGGGTAGAAGCAGATGAGAAAGCTATTGAAAAAGCAGCTGCATTGGCAGAAGCCAACAAACAAGTAACTGAATCAATTAAAGCAAGGGAAGAAATTTACAAAATTGCAACAGAGGTAAATAGAAGAGCATTGGATGCAGAATTAGAAAATGCAACTAAATCCGGGAAAAGTCAAATGGAAATATTGGCTATCCGTAAAAAAATTGCTGACTATGATAAAATTGCTGCTAAAGAAAGCATGATCAGATTAGGTGTAACTAAAGAAAGTTTGACAGACCTAAAAAACAGATGGTATACGGCAGCAAGTTCTGTTCAGGCATATAATGAAGAAATTGCAAATCAAATAGAAAAATCGAAAGATGGGAAACCGAATGAAATTACTAAAAAAAATGCAGAGGCAGCACAAAAAGAAGCAGATGCTATAAAGTCACAATTTGACCTTCAAAAAAGTGCTTATGATGAAAATAACAAAGCAGCAGCAGAACAAGAGGCTATTAGAAATGAGAGAAATAAACTTGCATTAGATGGACGAAGAGAATATCAGACAAAAATTACTGCTCTTGAAATTGAAGAAGCAAAAAAACGTAATGAATTGGTATTAAATAATGATGCAAGTACCCGGCAAATGCGTATTGAAGCTGTTATTGATAATGCAAAACAGGAAGAAAGGGCCAAAGCATTGGCTATTAAACAGGCAAAATCGCAATATGCTAATGGTGAAATTGACAGGACTAAATATTTGCAAACATTAAAAGAATTGCAGTCACAGGAAAGACTTTTAAAAGTAGATGCCAATGAGCAAGTCCGTAAAATTAATGAGCAATATAACCAACGAGATTTAGAAGCATCCGTTAACATTGTTAAAGCAAAAAGCAAAGCACAGATTGATGCTAATAAGGCTGTAATTGACGATGAAAAAAGCACATTAGAACAGAAATTAACTGCCTTTTCTTCAACTATGAGTGAAGAAAGAAGGATGGAAGACGAAACTTATGCCATGCAGATAGCAAAAAAAGGATTGACTGATAAGGAACTCGAAGCAATAGCGGCAGATCATCAATCAAAATTAGCATCAATTGAATTAGCAGGCGCAAATGAACGCAAACGCATCATTCAAACATCGTTAAATGCAAAGTTACAAGATCAAAATATCAATATTAAAAT